TGAATGCGCCGGATACCTTATGTTCACCCTTTTTTACATCCGCGACAAAAGAGCCCGTGATGTTCGGCAAACCGGCTTCGACTGTGGTACCCGCTGCGTGGGCGTAGGATGCACCCATCAGCACCCGGTTCTGCGCAATCTCCTGCCATGTACCGCCGAACAGTGCGGCGGGGCTGGTGGGGTCGGTGCTCTGGTAGATGCTGCCCACGGGGTAGGCCGCCAAAGCGCTGTCCGCAGAAAGCGTTCCGTCCGCATCGACCGTCAGACCGCTGCCCACCTTCACACCGCCCAGCGTGGTTGCGGTGGCAATAGGGAGCTTGATGCCTTTCAGCGCATCGCCAACAGCCTTTGCGTCAGCCGGAGCGCCCTCAACAGATAGCGTCTTATCGGTGCGTACAATAGCCGCAGCCCTGTCCGCTTCAGCTTTGGCAGAAGCGGCAGAGTTTCCCGCGTTCGTTGCGTCTACGGATGCTGACCGTTCGCTTTGGGCCGCTTCGGCGGCGGAGGTCCGGGCGGCGCTTTCGCTCTCTGCAGCTGCTGCGGCCTTTTTCGTCGCGGTGCTGGCTGCTCCGGTGGCGGTCTGAGCGGCCTGCAAAGCGGCCTGCTGCTGGTCTGTCACTTCCTCGGCGTACTGCTTGACGTACTCCATGCCCTGTGCGATGTCCTCGCGGACTTCCACGCCGCGCTCAGCCTTACGGATTCCCGCAATGGCTTCATCAAAAGTTTTATCCATAAAACACCTCCTGTCTCATTAGCCTGACATGTACCCTTTGAGCGATCGACTCAAGTCGTAAGCATCGGACGCTTTGCGTGCACTCAAAGCCTGCAGGTCGCTGATGCTGGAAAACTCAGTGCCAAATGTAAACTCCTTTTTATCCGGCGAATCCAACGGCTCCACAAGCTTGGAACACAGCAACCAGGTATCTACACCATGCGGTGCAGAGAAAATGTGCGTTTGCTTTCCAATCGCAATACGGCTGACATCAATATCAGCGTCTTTCAGATCGACCGCTTTGACTGTCATGCCGTTCAGATAGCGCAGATTTTTGGCAAGTTCTTCCTCTGCCGCATCCAGCAAAGACTGCGGCGTGCTTTCGATGCCTTCAATAAAGATCACTTTTGTGATGATGCCAAAAAGCTTTTGTGCAGCCAGATCGTTTGCGGTTTCTGTGATGGTCTCGCCCCACGAAAAAACAAGCCATGTTATCTTTTTGGCACCTACCGCGATCACCCGCGTGTAGATATCCTCTGCTTTGACGTTGTTGGTCAAATCCAACAAGTTTGTTCCAAAAGCCACCGTCTGGCTGTTTTTATCGGTGATCGCCTGCAGATAGTCCAGATACCGGCGCGGTTTTCCGTCAGGATCTTCTGCATGGCGCAGCACCAGATATCCGCCGTACTTTTCCACCAGCTCGCTCTGCAAGATGTCCCATGTAACGCCGTAGTTTTTTCCATCGCCAAAGCTGTATGTAGGTTCCTTGACATCAAACAAAAAGCGGGGATCCGTCTTGCCGTTGATAGCAAGGATGTATTTCCCGTTTTGCTCGGTGATCTTAAAGGTCTTGGATTCAGATGCCTGCTCAACGTTGTAAATGGAGTACGTGCCAAAATTCTTGTTGCAAGTACCGCAGACGATTTCGGCTTTTTTCACTTCGACCTTTGCGGCGTACGTTTTGCCCTTTACATAGGTTGCAAACAGACGCACGCGGAAATTGTTGCTTCCAATCCGTGAAATAATGCGACCTTCCGCAATGTGCTCTTCATCGATTTCCCAGCTCAGGCAGGAAGCTTTGTTGATCTCTGTTTCCTCATAGAAAATATTCGTCTTTCCATCCACGGGATCTACAATTCCCCAATGGTAAATGTAATCTCCATCATTAGAATCGTAGCTGTAACCCACCTGCACGACTTTGATGCCGTCGATATAGGGCACGATCATGGGAATGTCCATTTGCACATTGCCAGGAGTAAAAGCTTTGTATGCATCTACCATTCCGTTGTGGTTATCGCAGATCCATTCCAAAAACTGCGAAAAGCTCACATTTTTTGCAGCGTACGGCGCAATGCCGCTGTCATTCAGATACGCAAGCTCCCCTTCGCAGTAGATTTTCTGACGCATCAAAAAATCCTGTTCATGGCTCATGGGACGGCCCTGCCAGATGGAAACGCCGTCCTGTTCCACCTCTACCGTAGTGCGCAGCTTTTGCAGCGCAGAGTGTGCCACATTGCCCAGCGGCATGGTAAACTCAAAAGAGCCAGCTTTACCCACTTCGCGGGTCAGCGTGGGGCTGATGAGCTTTTTCGTGTCGGTAATGTCGCTGATATCGTGGATACAGACCTTAGTTTTCCATGTGTCTACATCCGTCTGCACACCAGCATAAACTTTGTAGCTCATAGGCTTGCCCCCAAATACTTGATACTGATGCTGCAGTCTGCCGATGCAGCAAAAACGAGGGTGCCCACTACGCCATCCGGCATAGTAAGCCCCTCGATATACTGCCAGTCGGTGGACTTGGCCAGAATGCCCACCTCAAAGCCATTGAGAGACACCGCGATGTTTGCGGCGGTCTCGCTGCGCTGGAAGTAGATGCCGGCCGCACGCGGTGCACCGGTGATGGACACCTCTTTGTCCTCGCCCGCCTTGAGCGGGATATTCGTGTAGTTGCGCACGATGTCCGTTTCAAAGTTGAAGTCATCCCACAGCCAGTCGTTGGTGCCGTCGTAGACGCTACGCTTGAAGGGGTTGCAGGTGCCGGTGATGGTAAAGGTGCTGGAAAGCCGGTCACGGGAGGGTGTGACTTTCCAAAGCCCTTCCCAGTACCACGCCGGGTCTTCATCAAAGCGGCACTGCAGCCACTTGCCATGAATGGCATTGGCAATGGTGCTTTCGATGTAGGGCCACTTGCTTTTTGGCGCGTTGCACAGCAGTTCCATGGTGATGGTGCGCTTTTTATAGTGCACCTTGCCATCGTCCCATGTGGTCAGGTTCAGCAGTGAATCAGATCCGGCGACCTGTACAAGGTATTCTTCCGGTTCTGCCGCGCCGATTTTAGGGCTGCCTACCTTGAGGTACAGCCCCCAATCTGTCAGGGTGTGAAAATTGCCGATTTTTGCCCCCAGAAGCTTTGCCATTACACACCCCTCGCTTTCCGTTCCACTGTCACGCCGATGCGTGCATCTACGTTGGTCGCCATGCGGGTCGACAGCACGCCCACCAGTTCACCGGAATCCATGACCACCTGACCCTTGCCGATGTCTGGCAGATGCTCGTCCAGCATCCCCTCGATGCGTTCCAGAATGCTGGTCTGCCGGTCAACAATGGACTGCTGGCCGGTGACGCGGTACTGCAGGGCCGCACGGGTGGAGAAGGTGCCCAGACTGTCATACATGCCGGTTTTGTCAAAGGGGCTCTGGTAGTGGCTGACAGGCTTCTGATTATTCTTCTTGTCCATCCACATGGCAAGGCCAATGCCGCCAGCGACAGCGCCCACGCCCAGGATCAGGGCAAGAATAGGATTTGCTGCAACAAAAGACACGATAGTGCCCAGCGCAGACGTGATGCCGCCAGCCATGCCGGAAAAGCTCTGGACGATGCTGCCTAGAGCGCCGCCCACGCCGCCGGAGCCTGCAAGATCGTCGATGATCTCACCAAAAGCCTTGACCGAATTGGTCACACCGTCGATATCGGATTTTACCCCGCCGTCAGAAAAAAGCTTCTGGAAGATATCAAATGCCTTGCCGATGCCACCGCTGAAGTAGCCCTCGTTGACCGCGGTCAGTGCGTCCGTAAGCCACTTAGAGATCACGTTACGCTGCCCCTGCGACACTTCGCCCCAGATCAGATTGACAAAATCCAGCCCAAGACTTGCCCAGTCGCCGTTTTTGGCGTCTTTGAAGGTGTTCTTTACCAGCCCGAAAATGCCCTTATCCAGCTGACCGGAAGCCTCGCTCAGCTGCTGGTCAATGCGGCTCTGGGTGCCCTTCACGCTCTTGTCGATCTCGTTGGAGGTTTCCGTAACCTTGTCTTGAACGCCGTCGATGTAGGTGATGATCTTCTCGTAGGTCTCCGCGCCGTTCTCGCCGATGCGCTGGCCGGTCTCTGTGACGGTCTTTTTGATATGCTCGCTGCCGTCCGCGTACTTTTCCACCGCCTGCTGCACCTTTGTGGTGATGCCGTTAAAGGTGGTTTCCGAGACGTTGGTAAAGGTGCCCAGCAGCGTTTTTGACATGTCGTCATAGGTCTTTGTGACCTTTGTGACCGTGCCGTTGACTTTGGTCTCGACCTGCTTAAAAGTCGTGGCAACACCGTTCACCATCTCCTTGCCGGTCGTGGTGGTGGTCTCGGTGATGCGGTCTTTGATTTTGCCAGCGCTGTCCTTGACCTTTTCAGTGAGAGTCTGGATACTGGTGGTCACAGTGCCCAGCGCATTCTGCGCGGTGGTGGTAGCTGTGCTGGAGATGGACGAAATGACCGTTTCGGTGGTGGACTTGGAGCCGGAGGATCTGGATTTTTTGCCAGCGGAAGAGCCAGACGGGCTGGTTGTAATGGAGCTGCCTCTGTTGCCACTGGCTGCTGCCGCTTCCGCCTGACGCTCCGACCAGCTCTTGTTGCTGATGCCAATGCCATTTAATGCATTTTCCCGCATTCTGTTACGGTTACTCTTCCGGTTATTTGCATCCGCGTACTCTTCGTAGGTATCGAAGTCTGCTGTGGCGGCTTTTCCGAGAAAACGGTTGAGTTTATAGCTCAGCTGATCCAGCCATGTGGTGGCTTTGCTTGCGAAGTCCTTGAGAGCGTTTTTTGCCGTGTTGATAGGCTCCGTCAGGCCGGTGATCGCGCCTGCGAGACCAATCCAGCCGTCCGTTTTGTAAGCTTCCTGTGCTGCGACGAGCATGTCGTTCAGATTGCCGATTACAACGCCGATGCCGCCGGATAAATCGCCGGTCAGCAATCCCGTCAGCTGGCTCACGTTGTCCTTCAGGGTAGACACGCGGCCATTCATGGTCTGGCTCTGGGTGTCCATGCTGTTGTAGTAACGCCCGCCCTCTTCGGAAGCAGCCTGCAAAGCCTGCGTCAGAAGATCATAACTGATGGTCATCTTCTGCACTTCAGCGGTGGACTTGCCTGTGTAGTCGGCCAGAATGCCGTATACGTCGATGCCGGCATAAGCAAACTGCTTGATATCAGCCGTTGTAGCCTTGCCGGTGTTGGCGATCTGCTGCAGGTTCTGGGACATGCGGTTCAGCTCGTCGTTGCCGCCGCCGGTCGCAGAGACCGCGTCGCCCAGTGCCATGATGGTACTGCGGGCATAGGAAGCGTTCTCGCCTGCAGAGATCAAGTATTGGTTCGCCTTTGTCAGGGACTCGACATCAAACGGGGTTTTTGCCGCGTCTTCCTGGATCTGGCTCATGACCTGCTGGGCGGCTTCCGCGCTGCCCAACATATTGGTAAAGCCGGTGGTGTATTTCTCGATCTGGGCGTTATACTCGATGCCGGAAGAGATGAACCCCTCTGCGGCACTGAGTGCAGCAGAGCCGAGCTTCGAGAAAATGCCCGCCATGACCGTGCCTTGTGCAATAGCACCGGCCAGAGACTTGCCGGACCCCGATGCGGCATCCCCAAAGCTGTTCATGTACCCTTCCGCAGTCTTTAGCCCCTGTGCCGTGGTATTGAGTTGGGCCTGAGCTTCTTTCAGCTTCTGGGCAAATTCCTTAGTTTTTTCGGAGGTTTCCCCGGTCTCTTTCCGTGATTTCTGATAGGCTGCCGTAAGGTGAATGACCTCACTGTACAGCCGGTTATAATCCTTCATCATGGTGGAGACAGCGGTCTTAGTCTGAGACTTTGCCTCTTCCACGCCCTGCCGGTAGGCGCTGTCGTCCAGCCCAAGGGTGGCGCTCAATTCAAAAAGTTTCAGATTTCATCACCCCCGTTCAAGCCATTTTTAATGCGTGCTATCACTTCATCAGCGGACGGCTGCGGCGGCTGTGGGCGGTTTTCCACAAGCCCGGCCACCATGTCGTACCAACGCTCTTCCGCGCCTATAAGGTGTGCCAGAGCGTCCGTCATGTACGCCTGATAGCTGAGCATGATGTGCTCTTGCCGCAAAGCGTTCAGGCAGTGCTGCAAAATATACGGCCTGCCAAACAGCCGCAGCGCGTCCGGGCTGATGGAAGAAATCAGGCGTCTGTACCCGCCAGCACCAACGGCAGACACCAGAGCAAAAAATCCATCACATCATCGTTGTTCAGCAGCTCTTTTACCGCGCGCATCTTCTTGAACGGGCCGATGTTTTCAACCACCCCGTTTTCATCCACGTCCGGCTCATAGAGCAACGGAAGCAGCTTTGCGGTGGCAGCGGCATTGTCGAACAGCAAGCTTTTTGCCATAGCCTGAATGTTCTTTTTTGCCTGCTCCTTCTTCTTCTGTTCCAGCTCCTCCGGCGTTTCCTCGCCGGTCAGAACCGGCAGAACCTTGCGCAGCTCCATGATCTTGGATTTTTCCAAGACCTCCTCTGCCACATCGGCGATCTGCCAGCAGTGGCGCAGAAACTCTTCATCGGACAGCTCTGTCAAAAATTTCATGCGGTGTCCTCCTTATGCTGCGGCCTTGGGGCTGTAGTACCACTCCATAGGCACGGCGTCGTCACCCATCCGGGGGCAGCCGGTCAAGGTGACGGACAGATTGCCCTTGCCCTTGTCGGTGGTCTTGAGGGACAGGCCGCCGGTGGAGAGTGCGTTCATCAACTTGACGGCCACAAAACCGCCGTCGATGGTGTCGCCGACCCACCAGATGTCCTTAAAATCGCCGGTGCTGTCTGTCGGGTCCAGCGTCATGCGGGGGGTGACCTTCTTTTCACTCACATCCGCTGCGCCCAGCGCCAGCTTGATAACGTCTGTTGTGACGTTCAGGGCCGTAAAGGCCAGCGTGCAGTCGTAGTCCTCGATCTGCATCAGCTCTGCGGTGTTTTTCTGGCAGTTGTCCACATCATCGCCAAGGTCGGTGATGTTGGGCTTGCACTCTGCCGTCACGCCGCCGGAGGTGGCGCAGATGATGTCTGCGTCCTGGATCTCGGTCGTGCCGGACGGGTCAAATTTGTTCAGCACGACACCGGCATTGATCTGCATGGACTCGAATGCTTTTGCGCTGATCTTGGTAAACTTTCTTGCCATATTGCTCCTTACTCGCAAAATTGCGTGATTTCAAAATTGAGGTATTCGCACAGATACCCTTCAGGCGGGTTGTCGAGGGGCTGTGCCCATGGGGTGCCTTTTTGCAAAAGAATAGCGCCGCCCTCACAGGAAAGCGTTATGCTGTCCTCGAGGGCTGCGCTGATCGTATCTTCTTTTTGCAGGATGGGGGCTCTGCCGCCCTTGCTGGGGTACCACAGCCGGGCGTGGAAGGATGCCGTTTCGTTCCACCCGCCGGGGATGGTGGGCTTGTAGGTCAGATAGGGCAGTGAAGCGGCAGGAGGGATGTTATCTTCCAGATAGCCGGGGATGCCAAAGCCGTTGAAAAACGTGTTCAGCGCCCGGTTGATGCTCTCAGACGGTCCCATTACGGCAGCACCGCCTTTTTGCACTTGACGGCCCGCAGTCCCATGCCGGATTCCGGCGGGGCTTTTCCTTCGTCCGCTGTGCTGGTGATCTGGAAGGTCTGGCCGTCGATCACCCGCTTGATGTAGTCCGGGAAGGCCAGCGGCACGCCCGTGCTGACCAGCAGGGTATAGGTGGAGGCGGTGTCAGCCTGCTCTGCCACCTGAGCTTCCACAGTGGTGTCGTGGCGCTCCACGGCCTCAAACTCGGGGCCGTCCTTCCAGCCGGAAACAAAGCCGCCCACGCCGTCCGGCTCATAGCTGCGGGTCTGAAAACGGTATTTTTGGGTAAAGCTCTGCATCACGGTGGATGCAGTGAACGCGTTGATCATGTCACATCTTCCTCCAATGATTGATCTCGGATTTATAGCGAGTCTTGCCGTCGGCAGGCAGGCCGTCCGCGCCTGTAGCCATCGTGCCGGACCACCCGGCAAAGGACTGGGACACATACACGCCGCCGGACGGGAGCGCCTTGTCGTATGCGTCAATCTTTTCAGCCAGCGCCACGAAGTCAGGCGGCACGCGCATGGGCTGTACCGTCCCGGTGAAGGTCTCGGCGGTCAAATCGCCGTCCCCGGCCTTGTGCACGCCGTCGTTGAAGATGGATCCGCACACAAGGAAATACTGCCCCGGCACTACCCCGGCGGGCACGGTATCCGGCTCAAAAGCAAACTCCCCGGCAACGGGGTCGTCCGCCCGGTCAAAAAAATTGTGCGTGTAAACGCACAGCTCTGGGACGGTCATGGGGCGTCCTCCTTACAAAGGGGCGATCACTCGCCCGGGGTAATGGTCTCGACAGCGATACCGTCCAGATACTCAGCAAACAGGGTCACGCCCATAATGGCGTAGCTCTCGGAGGTTGCGGTGCTGTAGTTTGCCTGAGTGTGGAAGCCGATGAGGTTGCTTGCCTCGCCTGCGGTCCGGTAGACCAGACCTGCGCGGGCAAACTCGCTATCCGCAGGATCCACATAGTACATGACGATGTTGTCTACCGGGGTGGCAATAACCTTTCCCTTCGCGATCTCACTGTCGGACAGCAGGAAGATGGTGTTGTAGCCCATGAAGTCCTTGATGTACTGGAAGCCGAACTGGTTCTGCACGGTGATATTGGCATTGCCCAGATAGTCGTACACGTCCATCACGTTGACAAAGCCAACAACGCCGGTCACGGTGCGATGCATGGTCTTGAACTTGTTCTCGACCGCGCCCTTGGCATGTGCCAGCGCCATCTGGAAGGTCTTGGGAGTGCCCTTCAGGGTGCCGGTGTTCAGGAACTTGTAGAACTTATCCGTTACCAGAGCGGTCAGGTCGTACAGGAACTCATCATCGGTCTTCTGCACGGCGACATCGTAGCCGTAATTCTGGATCGCCTCAAGGGTGACAGACTTGCCGTACTTGTCGATGGTGATCTTGCCGTACTCCTTCTCCTTGACGGTGTACTTGCTGAACGGGATCTCTTCGCCCTCGCCCACGGTGCCGCTCTGCAGGGTGCCCTGTGCATACTTGCTTTTGAGCACGGTGCCAGGCTGCATCCGGATAGGGCGCATGATGCCCAGAATGGTGCGCAGATGGTCCCAGTTGCGCTGGAAACGGGCCACAAAGTCGATTTCACGCGCGGCTACGGTGATATCGGTGGTCATGGTGATATTTTCTTTTGCTGCCATGTGTTAGTCCTTTCCGCCGCCTGTAAACAGGTCGACATTTGCAGCAATCGCGGCCTGGCGTTCGCCGGCGTCCTTGATTGCAAAAATTTGGTCTTTGGTCATTTTGGAGCCAGTGTTGGTGGGCGGGGTGTCCACCTTTGCGCCGGTGGTGGTCGTAGTGCCTACGAAGTCGCTCCAATCAGCTTTCAGGCTGTCGGCGTGCTTCTTGGCGTCCTTGACCTCGCCCTTATCGTCCAGCTCCAGCTTGTCGATATCCTCGCCAGACAGCCGCACGACCCGATCAGCATACTTGTCCAGCACCCCGGCGGACTTCAGCAGCTCCCGGAACTTTGCTTCCTTGGCTGCGTGGGTGTCCTTCTGGGTCTGCTGGGCCTTGTAGTCGTTCAGCGCCTTTTCAGCGGCTTCCTTGCCGCCGTTGGCTGCGTCCCGGTCTTTTTCGGCTTTGGCGAGGGCTGCGTTCTTCTCATCGAGCTGGTTCTGCAAGGTGTCCGTTTCCTCATGCAGCACGTCCAGAATTTTCTTGAGCTTGCCGCCGGTGTCGGTCGTTTCATCTTCCAGAATCGCCCGGAGAGTCTTGCGTTCGAGTGCCATATGATAGTCCTTTCTGCCCTTGCTCGGGCTGCCATGCTTGGCAATAAGGTTTATTTGCCGGACGTGCTGCCGGTGTGGTGCCGCTTGTGGGGCTTGAACCCACGGCTCCCGGATTAAAAGTCCGGTGCTCTGCCAGACTGAGCTAAAACGGCATAAAAAAGCGGCTGACGCTGTGCGCCAACCGCTGAGATATTGAATTAGAGTGCAAGATAAACCGTAAAGGAGATCAAGCCAAAACTGACGTTAAGCAAAAAGGCGGCGAGAAGCGGGTCTTTTACTTCGGTGAAATCCTTCAGGAATTCATAAAGCATATACTCAAGTAGCATGATGCTAAACGCTGTAAAAATTGCCGGAAAGAGCTTTTCTTCTGGCATATCATTCTCCCTTCTCTGCTTCCTCCACGGCGATCTGCCGCAGCTCTTCAATGTGGTCTTCCACCGCCGGGCGGAGGAATGGGCGGGGAGCCATGCCCCGGGTAAAGTGCCACTTACCGTTGAAGTCTTTCCAGACCCACGGCGTTTTGCGTCCGTTGCCTTTTTCGGCAAAAATGCCCGTGCCAAGCTCCACATACACGCTGTAAAACAGGTTGCTTCCGATGGTCACGGTCTTTTTTGCGAGGTCTACGGCATAGGTCAGGCTCTGCTTGAGCGCACCGCCCACGTAGCCCTCAATGCCCGTGCTGTCTGCCGTGCCGGTGGGCACAAGCAGCTGGGCGTGGTCCTGCACCTTCATACCCCAGAGGGTCAGCACCCGCTCCGCCCATGAATCCAGCGCCTCATGCAGCTGCGGGGTGTTGTCGGTGAATTTGATGTCATACTTAAAATCCATGCTATACTCCATGTATAACAAAACCCCGCCCCGGTGTGGGGCAGGGTCGGTGATTCAGTTACAGGTACAACAGCCGGAACGTCTCACGGCCTTTGGGGGTGATAAGCGTCTGCACGCCGCTCCACTGGGTCTTGTCGTTCTTGGCTTCCTTGACCTCAAACAGGCCGTTGTTCTTGTCCTCACGGGGCAGCAGCTTGCCTTTCTGGTCACGGTAAAGAAACTTCTTGTCCAGCAGCCACGCCACAAAGGCTTTGGGCTTGATGCCAAGCTCCTTGGCTGTCTCCCGGAAATTGGTCAACAGGTTGCGGTCAACCAGTTCGTCGAAGTATTCTGCCTTGGGCTGCATGATCTGCTTCTCCACGGTGAGCTGGCTGTTCTGTGCGGTCAGCTCACAAATGCGGGCTTCCCGGTCTGCAAGGGTCTTGTTTGCCACAAGCAGAGCCTTTGCCATCAGCTCCTGCGGGGTAAGCTGCTCCTGCCCGGCGATGTACCCGCCGTTCTTGCGGATGGACGGCAGCACTTCGGACGTGACCCACTTGCGGAACGGAGCCGCTTCCGGCTTGTCGCTGCGAAGGATGACATGGTAAAGGCCGGATTCATTGACGGCGATAACTTGCTGAGTACCGCCAAGGGTGTCCACCTCAACCGACCCCCTTTCATCTGCATCCAAACGTGCCGCAGTATCACGGTATTTGGAAATGCCGAGGATGTTGCACACGTCCTTCAGGACAAACCACGGTTCGCCGCCCATCTCTACGGTGCGGACTTCGTTGGACTGGTAGTTGAAAATCTGGATATTACTCATGCGTTTACCTCTTGTTCTGCAATTTGATAGTCAAGCACTTCGTCTACTTCCTTTTCCAACCCGGTAAGGGATGCAAACAAGGCCGTAATCAAAGAGTTGTACATCGGGGCTTCGTTCCAAATCTGGCTCACAAGCTCGCTGGTGCGCTCCCGCTTGATCATGTCGGTCTTGTGGGTCTCCTCAAACCAGTTGGCAAAGATGTTCAACAGGTCGTGCATTACTCGAAGTTCACCAGAAACAGCATCCAGTTCAAGCTCCACCTTCGTGATTTTTGGTGTTTCCATTGCTAAAACCTCACATTTTACTTGACAAATCGCTTATAAAAAAATAAAATGTGAGTAAGAGGAGCTTTTTGAATACGGTTTCTCTGACTTACGAGTGGTTAGCTATGGCGAGTAGCTAACCACTCTTTTTTGTACTGTTCAAACTTCTTGCGCTGTTCTTCACGGTTCAGCTTCTTGAAATCCTTGAACTTCATGGGCGTCCTCCTTTCCGCCCCTCTTGCTCACAAGATGCAGTATAAACATTTTCGTTTGGTTTGTCAATGCTTTTGTGTAAATATTTCTAAATAAATTTGAAATAGCACTGTTGACATTGCAAACATTATTGTTTATACTCTTATATAGAAAGAGAGGTGTTAAGAATGGCCACTTCTGAACAGCTAAAAATCCTTTGTGTCAAACTCAATATCAGCGTGTCAGAGCTTGCAAGGCGCTGTGGCTCAAGCCCGCAGGCATTTTCGCAAAAGATGAAGCGGGAAGGATTCACCCCGGCAGAGCTGAAAGCCGTTGCCGAATGCGTAGGATGTACGTTTGAAAGCTCTTTTGTTCTCCCATCGGGAGAGCGTGTTACTGATTGACATTTAGGCTCTGCCGGGCGGCAGGGCCTTATTTTTATACTTCATTCTCGTTCCTTCTTTCTCTTGCGTTCTTCCGCCCACCACATCTGTTCGGCTTCTGTGCCGCCCTTGGCCTTGTACCACTCGGTGTAATCCATGACGGGGGCGGTCTCTTTGGTCACATTGTCTCGCTGCATGGCGTTCTGCCGGGGATACTTGCCCAGCGCAGAGGACAGAACACAGCGGCAGTGGTAAACCATCTCCGGGGCCGCGTTGGGGTCGCCGGGGCGCTGAATCTCGTAACCCATGACCTTGAACGGTTCGTCAAGTTCTGCTGTCTGCTGGTCTAGCAGACGGTGCATTTCACGGGTGCGGTAGTCGTGGGTGGAGTTCCAGCGCTTTTTGACCTCGATGCCCAAAGCCTGGGCGTTGCGCATCTGCTGCAAAGCCCCGGCGTTCTGGGCGCTGGTAAGGGCCGTGATGGCGTTGTTCATGGCCCAGTGGATCTCTGTATCAGCCATGCCGTTGACGGCCTGCACGGCGATGTCGTGGACGCTCTTGCCCTGCACAATGCCCTGCATGACGTAGCGATTGAACACCCGGGCATCATAGGTGCGGTTGCTTTCGCTCTTGATGCGCTTGTTTGGCACCATGCGGGGGTTCTCCTTCAGCAGGAGCTTGACCGCTTCGGTGTTGTACAGGGTCAGCCCGAACGTCACGCCTGCGGCCTGTTCCAGCTCGTAGAACGTCCAGTTTGCGCCAAAGGAAAAGATGTTGTATTGCTCGTCCCTGGCCAGCTTGTAGGCCGTCTCTTGGGCTGTGGTGCAGGTCTGCGTGATGCCGTCCAGCTTGGCGTGCATCAAATCGGACTGAAAGACCTGATTTTGCAACCAGATTCGGTAATCGTCCTCGGTGATCTCGCCTGCGTCCAGCTGTGCCCGCTTGCGCTCGTCCAGCGCTTTGTACTTTGCAAGAAACTCGGTCAGCTGCTCCTGCATCTCCCGGCGGGCAGTGCCGTACACCCGGAGGATGCGGCGGCGCAGGCGGTTCAGCTGGCGGGTAGAGATGCGGTCACGGTCAGAAATCACGTTTCATCACCGTTGTTCTCCCCCTCGCCCACGGTCTCCCGTGCTGCGCTCTCGGCCATCAGCGCGGCCTTGGCCTGCTCCTTTTGTTCCGGGGTCAGGTTTGGAAGCAGGCCAATGGCCATGTCCTGCCCGATGATGGCGGCCTCGGAAATCACCATGCTGACCTGTTCGGCTGTGTTGGTGATCTTGCTGCGGTTGAATGTCGGCATGGCGTTGTCAAATCCAGCCAGTGCGCAGATCTGCCGTATGAACGGCTTGACCTGAGCCTCGAAATCGTCCGCGTTCTGGTTCAGCGGTTCATAGGCTGCATCCAGATGGTCGTTGGTGCTGTCCGCGCTCACACAGTGCACATCCAGACCGCCGAAGTCCTCATACACCCGGGTGTGCAGCAGTTCCAGCAGCGCCTGCCGAGCCGTCACAGGAATCTCGGTGGTGTAGGGGGTGATCTTGCCGCCCTCGCTGGTGTCTGCGCCTGCAATGTGGTACAGATTCAGCTTGACAAGGAACTCCTGCAGCTCGTCATCGGTCATTCCGTTGAAGTTCTCGCACAGCCAGTAGATCTGCGAAAAGTCCTGCAGGTCATTGCAGAAGCCGGACATCACCAAATCGGTGTTGTCAATGTAGGCTTTTAAGCCCACAAGCGTGCTCTGGTGCAGGTCGGAGCCCCACAGTGGAACAATTGGCAGGGCGCTGTAGTTTTCGCCCTCCACGCTTTCCAGCCCGCCGCCGGGTGTGGTGACGGTCACGCTCTTGTATGCCTGCTTCGGCACGGTCTCCTGCATCGTGCTTCCGATTTTGCTTTCCGTGTACTCAGTGAAGCCGTCCAGCTCGTACAGGATATAGTGCATATCCGTGTCCGGGTTCAGCCGCCAGAAGCGCACGCCCGCCTGCAAAAGGCCTGTCTTTTCATCGTACAGGGGCGCGAACTCGGTCAGCTTGAAAACCACCAGATGGTCGTTGTTCCAGAATCCGAAGCTCTCACCGTGGATCAGGGCGAAATATCCGGCCTTCTGGATCTGCTCGTCAAAGTTCTGCCCCAACCTATCCTTGTCCACGCCATCGTTTGCAAAGACCACGCCGTTGCCGAGGGAGTAGGTTGCCCGCTGCTTGTTGAGCCGCCGGAAAAGATTGCTCTTGACCATATCGGGGTGTGGGGTGTCCTGCTTGGTGTTTTTGGATAGGCGCTTCAGCATCAAAGCGTAAGCCTGCGCAAAGCGTTCAGCCCCCGGGTTTTTCTGTGCGTCGTACAGGTCGGCATCCAGCGCCATCTTGTAGGGGCCGGAAGTGCAGTGCTGCTGCACGAACCGCCGGATGAAATCAGGCTGTTCCCCGGCGGCTTGCGCCTGCTGAAAAGTCTGGAATGTGTATACAGTGCTCAAAATCAATTCCTCAGTTTTACAAGGCGCTTCGTGCGCACAAAATATCGAATAGCGTCCATGCAGTGGTCGTTGACCTTCAGCACGGTGTCGTCTTTGTCTGGGTCCCAAGCGTACACGCCAAACTCTTCCAGCGTGTGCTTGCAGTCCTTGTATATTTTCAGCCGCCCGGTCTGCAGCATGGTCTGTACGTCCAGAATGCCGCTCAGAACGTCGTTGTTTGCGGGGGTCTGGGTAAAGCCATTCTTGCGCAGTTCCGTAATCAGGGGCAGGGCAGAGGGGTCCACAATGATCCTCTCCGGCTTGAGACCATTCAGCCACGCCTTGAGGTCTGCAACATACTCGCCCACGGTCTTTTGCCGCTTCTGTTCGCGTCCGCTGTAGTAGTACTCCCGGGTGACGATCCAGCAGTCTGCATCTGCCTGCTTCTGGAACAGCAAAAAAACCGTTGCATTCTGGGTGCCAAAGTCGCACGTTACATAGGCGCTCTTTGGCGAAAGCTGCGGCAGCTCATCAACGACGTGCTTCTTGCGTTCGAACATGTCATATACAAGGCCCTCGGCCACCGTCCACAGGCCCAGAATGTAGCGCTGATAGAAAACGCCGCTGTACTGACTGCGGTATCTGGCCTTGATGTCCTCGGAAAGCGACAGGTTGTCGTCCATCGTGAAATGGAGATACATCATCTTGCGGGAACGGCACTTCCGCACCCACTCGAGATAAAACCAATGCTGCGGGCTGCCCGGGTTGCAGTTGAACCAGAACTTTGACCCGGTGACAGAGCAACGGGCTGTGGCCTGATTGACGAAGCTCTGCGGCATCAGGGCCACCTCGTCGAAGAATGCCCCGGCAAGGGTGATGCCCTGAATCAGATCCTGGCTGCTCTCGTCCTTGCCGCCAAAAAAGTAAAACTCGTTGGTTTTGCCGCCCTTGCTGACGGTCATGCAGTTTTCTGCCCTGTGCTCCTTGACGTTGTAGCCACGGGCTGCAAGCTGCTGCTTGAGCGTTCCCAGCACGTTGCGCCGGAAGCTGGCGATGGTCTTGCCACACATGGCAAACTGCTGGCCGCTGTAGCAGGTCATAGCCCACTGGACGAACGAAAAGCTCATGGCAAAGGTCTTGCCCGAGCGAATGGCGCCATCAGCAATGATGCCGTTGTAGCTGCTGTATGCGCTCTGCGGTGTCCACCAGCTCAAGACCTGCTTTTGCCGCTGGCTGAGGGCTTTCCAGCGAAAACCGTTACTTTTCCGCATGGTCGTCCTCTTCCTCTGGCAGCATCTCCACGTCATCCGGCGGACTGATATCTGCGGCAGCGCTCAGGGCCTCAAGCAGGCCATCGTCCGGGGCTTCTATGCCGCTCTGGTCTCCCAGCATAGCAAACTTGTCCACGATGGTGCCAAACGCCGTGGACAGCTGCGGCAGCGTTGCCTCTGCGATCTTGTCCGGGTCTGCCATCGCCTGAAGGTACAGCCCGAGAAGATCCTGTGCTTCCCCGTGCTTGCTTCCTAAGTAGGAAAGCATGTCCTGCGTGTTCTGCTCTTTTTTTAAGGCGCACAAATCCGCGCACTTGGGATTATCTTTCACGATTTTCCGCACAGTGCTTTCTGCCACGTCGTTCAGCTTGGCGGTTCTGGCGTAGCTCTGCAGCTGCACATAGTCAGCAATGATCTTCTTTTTTTGTCTGTCTGTCAGCCGCTTTGCGCTCACCGCCACCACCTCTCTAAACTCGTGCAAAAGAAAAACCGCCCGGAAGATCCGAACGGTCAGAATATCAAAATAAGCAGCACCCGTGCATTCAGTGCGTTGGACATGCGTCAAACGGTGGGCACTGCTGCATCCGGAACTTTCGCGGCCGGATGCCCCGCTATTGCGCGGCCCCCTCATAGGGCACGCAAGCACTCCCGGCAGGGCTCGAACCTGCAACATGCGGTTTTGGAGACCGCCGCTCTACCGCTTGAGCTACCGGAGTATAAAAAAGCCGCCCTTGGAATCGAACCAGCCGTGTCTACACACACGCGCCGCGCTCCAAACTGCGCTCAGGCGGCATATAAAAACAGCTCCGGTTCGCCGCCGGGGCTGTTGGTTGGCGCACATCCTGTCAGGAAAGCTACACCTTGGCAAGGATTCTAAGGCCTTTTCTTGGCACGGGAGGTTACACGTGCGACCTTGCGGGTTGTCTAGTCCATGCGCCATACGGTGCGATACGGCGGAATCGAACCGCCTCCTGTCTCTCATGAGCGGCAGGCTGCCTTTGTTTCAGTGTATCGCATAGAAGCAGCCCGCGAAACGTGAAGAGAGCAAAGCCCGGTACCTGCAAACAGAAAAGGAGGAAAATGCTAAGAAGGAACACGTTTCGGAGGCTGCGTGCATCGGTTTGCCTTTTGGCTTTTCCGATGATACAATTTTACACCATGTAATAGTGAAACCGCAATGTAATGACAGTGCAATGTTTTTAAAGGCTCAGCTCCTCCATTGCTTTGCGCCGCAAGACATAGACCATGCGCAGAGAGTAATTCATATCTTTTGCGACCCTGTCCCACGTGAGGCAATCGAGATAGTACTTGTACAGCACCGTGTATGCTTTTTCGTTCTGGATCTGGGCGAGTGCGTTTCTAATCTCAAGGAACAGCCTGTCACAGACCGCTCTTTGCTCATAAGCGCGGCGCTCCGCTTCCTCCTCGCGTTCAACCGCCCGGGCAAGGCTCTGTCCATCTTTGCTGCCGCCGGGGGCCGCGCTGAGGCTCTGGGTAATGTGCCGGGTGGCCTCCTGCGCTTCGGCCAGACGGTCAGACAGCAAGTAGTATCTTTTCTCTGCTTCGCGGTAGCGGTTCAGCCACGCCTTAACAATGCGGTAATCGGTTTTGTCCGGCTTCTGGGTGTCAGTGTCAGGTATCCATGTGCGGGCCATTGTTTTCCTCCTTGCTAGTGAAAATCTCAAAAGTGACTTTTAGCTTCTTGTTTCCGATAACGCCCCACACCTTTTCGAGCTTTGTCTTGTCGTCACGCTCCATTTCTGTGATGAAATGCCCCATGACCGCTTTGACAGCTTCGCTTGTTACCTCTGACTTGTTACGCCATGCCTGCAAACCATCCTTGCGGGGTGGGGCATAAGTCCCAGCGTAGACATTTCCAAACAGTCCACACCCAACATGATATTCAGCCATTTTCGTCCTCCATTTCTTCAATCTCAATTTCCACCCGTGGCTGTTTCCGATCAAGCTCCACCCGGCTTCCATCGTGGGCGGCAACAATGCGGCTGTTGTCGTCCTCCAGCACGCGGGCTTTCACCAGAATGTCCGTGGTCGCCTCGATGAGGTTTGCCAGATCGACCCGGCGGGCGGTTTTCATGTAGTACACGCACCTCACGTTCACGCGGGCAGAGATAGGGCTGCGCGGCTTTTTGATTTGCCGCAGGCAGTCCGTCTCATAATCCACGTAGGCCTTGCTAGGGGCCACAAAGCGCCCACCTGAGCGGCTTCTGAGGATGCGGGCAGAGTTTTTCTTGGTGCGGGGGTCGCCGTAGAGGGTCAGCTTCATCTCCCGTCCTCCACATAAAACCAGGATTGCGGTGGTCGCTCAATATCTACAGGCTCATAGCCAAATTTTGTTGCCCGTAGTCTTGCGAAAGCACTTAACGGTCGTGGGCGGTCGTAAATTTTTAGGTCGGAAATGTGCCAGCCATACAGGTCTTTCATGTCGGAATAGTTCATACCGATATCCCAGCCGGCGTATTTCTTCACCTGCTTGATACTGAGGCAGCTTCCAGCAATCGCAGATTCGATATCTTCTTTGACCACACAGTATTCAGGGCCAATGCGTCGGATGCCGTCGCATGTAAACTCGCCAATGATATTGCCATCCAACCGCTTCCATCCTTTGCCCGGGACAATTAGAAGCCAGCCTATTTTGGATTTGCTTTTCGTGCAATAGACATAGCACTTGAATGGAGTCTTTAGATTCCCAGGCTTTGTTCTGCGCACCTCAAGGGTCTTTTGCCCCCGAATGATGAGGTCGCACCATTCAGGCCGGATGCTCATCAAGATAGCTTTCATTTTTTCATCATCCCATCCATTGCCAGCTGCTCGCACTGCTTTTCAGCTTCTCTGCGCTGCTGGTCATACTCAAACAGCATATCTGCGTACTCATTGCCCACCCGGCGGATGGCCGTTTCCAGCATCTCCGTCACAAGGTCGTGGTACTTGTCTGCGCCCTTGCGGCTGTTCTTGGCAGCTTCCCGGGCTTCCCACAGGTCGTTGAGTTTGTCCCGCCTGTCAGCGGCGATCTCGCCATAGCCGTAGGCATCCTGGATCTGCTCCATGCTTTCCCAGCCTTCCAGCTCAGCAAAAGGGTCAGCTTCAGCCTTTGCCATGCTGCGGGATTTGGTCTTTTTCTTGACGTACCGGGTCAGACCGTCCTGCAGCACGGCGCGGGCATCGTCCATCGCCTTACGGATGGCCTTGACTTCCCGCTCTTTCTTGAGCTGATCCGGCTGGTTTGCCCATTCAGTCATCAGCTCGGATTTCGTTTTCGGTTTCATGTTCTTCCTCCGTTCTCACAGCTTCCCGAATGCGCAGTCTGGCAAGCTCAGTTTTCGCATACCACAGTTGCCAGTTGCCAAACCATCCCTTGTAGAGCAGTTTCCCGCCGTAATAAACAAGTTCCTGCTCCATCAGATGATCGAGCGAAACGATATACTGTCCGGGCTTGTACTTCTTCGTCTTTGCCGTCTGTACCGTTTTCATTTTTTACCCCCATTGTTCGGCCATTGCTTTTGCAACGCCCGGCGCGGTTTTGCTTCTGGCTTTTGCCCGGCCCTCTTGGCCGTTGTGCGTGTTGCGTATGCCTTCGCACCAGCTAATTTTCTTGGGATTTTTCCCAGTTGAGACGTACACGGGCTCTGGTGGTGAAAAGTTGTTTTTCCGTTCCAGAGGCGGCAAGTTTTTCAGCCAAAGGCAAGTGCGCTTCGTGTGATAATTTTCCTCGTCAGATTCATTCTCTGCGAAATAGTACGGGTGAATGATCTGGTCAGCTTTTCTGTATGCAGTGTTCATGATACCCACTGGATTTTCCACCGCAATGTGCGGAACGTCTGCCAACATGAATTGCATAAAGAAAATTGCAGCTTCCACGCGCTTTGCCCATCGCGCTACAACTTTTTCAGCTGGCGTTACTCGCAAACTGTACGCTCTTGTCGCCGCGTTGGAAAGATAAGTGCACGGCGGGTGTGCAATGAGCAAGTCCCACTTGCCAACGTCATGCGTTACGCCGTCCATGGTCACGACCTGCCCCCCCTTAATAGCCTTGAGCGCATCGCCCAGGATGTGCCACTCTGGATGCCCGCCGGACGGCTCCTGAATGTCGCAGGAGTAGGCTTCGTGTCCCCGAGCCCGGAAAGCCTTGCATACTTCCTGCGATTCCTCGCAGGCAATCAGAACTTTCACCGTTTTCTTCCTCCCATCCATCCTTCTTTGTCGAAATCGTTGCGGCTGATCCGCTCCGCCGCGTGGGCCCCGTTGGTGTAGATGCGCTGCGCTTTCAACTGACGCTTGTACTCGGCGTACCGTGGGCAGCTGTCGTGACAGATCGGGTGCCGGTCGGGGCAGTCTTTACATGTCGGGTTGGTCATGTTCGGCTTCCTCCTCGTTAAACCAAAGGCGTGTTCCGCATCCGGGACAATATTTATCGAGGTAATAATCATCGTTGCATTCATACCCGCAAACGGGGCAAATCTCATTGATTGTTTCTTCACGCCAATAAAGCTTTTTGGGACGTTCGCCCGGCCGTTTAGGCATGGGCATCCAGACCGTGAGGTTTTCCGGGAAAGCCGCCACCATGTTCCACGGCCAATTTGTTATGAAGCCGTCGCTGGGGTTGTTGTTGATGCTCAGGACGTCGCCGTCTTCATTTGCATCAGCCTCAGTCGGCGGCTCTTCTGCCGTCTTGCGCCAGCGCTGGACATCCGGAACGACTGCCGGCTCGTCTTCCAGCACATCCATCGCGTCCATGATCTGACACGCGCGGCATCTTACGCCGTTGTAATTTTCGCAGCCACAGCAATATGCCGCTTTGATGTTTGCGATGGCTTTTTCGCGGTCGATAAATTCGCTCATTTTGTAATCTCCTTCGGCGGCAGCGGCATCCAGCCAACCACGTGAGCATCTACACGGTTATTGTAAATGTCATCCTGGTTGAAATAACGATATTCCCACCAGCCTTTAGGAATAAAGTAATCATCGCTTTCTTTATCGTAGGTTCCCCACTCGGAAATTTCTTCCCAGTAGAAAGCGCTCTTTTGGGACAAGACTGTGCCATCTTCGTAGTTAGCCGTCGTAATCCCATATCCACCGCAGGCGGTTTCAAACAGAATCAGCACATCTTCTTCGACTTTCGGCGGGTCCGTTTCAGGGTTGCGCCATGTCGGCCGCAGTGTTTCCGGGTCGATGGTTGGAGCCTCGTCCACGCTGTTCAGGGCATCCTTATAGCAGCATTCTTCAATAGTGAACGGATTGCTTGCACGAAGGTTCATTTCAATGCGCTTGTGCAAAGCGTTCGCGTCAATCAATCTTTTATCGCTCATTTTTCAATCTCCTTTCTTGTCGGCTCGCTCGCCCGCAGCCTTGCAGCTTCACGCGGGGCGGTGGTGATATCTGCCTGCGCCTGCTTCAAAAACTCGGCACGGCGGTATGTAAGGTCTGGCATTTCAGCCAGCTCTGCAAGCCCTCCCACGCTCCCGGCATAGGATTTTGCTGCCGGGGGAAGTTGGTCATACAGGGCTTTCAGCTCTTTCTGCCCGTCGCTACGCAGCAGCCCGCCCTTTTCGTCAATGCCGGTCACCATCGGGAACTTGCGCCAGCTCAAAAATGTCTGTGCCTTGCGTGCCGCTACAGCCAGAGCTTCCCATTCAGCGGACGGGTCAAGACACTGGGAAAGCTGCTTGAAGATGTCGGCAACCGTGACCGGATAAACGCATACCCGGTTCGCCGCCAGAAAAGCCCGCTTGACAGTATCGCCGTCATAGTCGCCAAACTGGTACGTCCACACATCGATGGTGGTCTGCATCTCCTCATCGGTCAGTGGCTTAGATCCCAGCTTGTACAGCACAAAATTCATGCGAATCAGTTTTGCCACGTCTTCCCGTGTCATGTCTCAAACCCTCTTTCTCTGTCCATCTTTGCCAGCACCCGGGCAAGCTGGTCGTCTACGGTCTCGGTTGGCTGCTTTCCTCGCGGTCTGGCTTGTCGGCTTTGTTCGTTGGCTTCCACGTCCCCCGGGGTGCGTATCCCGTCTCGTTTCCAGCCGGACAATATGCCGTTGATGTAGTTCCATGAGCGCTTCCCGGCTTCTGTGGCCTTGTCAATCGCCAGCAGGATCATCTCTGTGCTGTACTCCTGCCTCCACTTCTGCAGCTTGTCCAGCGCAGAGCGCGGGAAGTCCCCAACGGCCTGCTGATAATGCTGGACGATCTTGGAAAGTTCTACGTCAACGGCGGCGGGTGCGGCGCTATTATATACACCACCGTTAGGTGATATACCATTACCATTTACATTACCATTACCATTTACATTACCATTACCATTTACATTTACAGCCGGATTTGCCGCGTTTTGCTGTTTTTGCTCGTCAAAGTCGGCATTTGCCGGATTTGCCGCGTTTTGCTGACGCTTGCCGTTTGTAACTTCTGCGCCTTTACGCCCTGCGGCAGCTCTCTTTTCTCGTTTTTCGTTCCATTTTTTAGAATTTGATTCCACCGCCTCGGACATAAAATCCCACGCCATTTCGAGCTTCTGGTCGTCCTCAAAATTCGGCGGATCGGGGAAATCAAGCAGCGCGTCAAAAATCCTGCCTTTTTGCTCCAGAGACAATTTCCGCAATGGCTTTTTCCATGATTTGTAAATGACTATGCTTTTCTGTTCTTCCTCTTTCAACTACTTTCACCTCCTTTGCCCGCCCGTATAGCCGGATAGCACAGCTTGCGAGGTCAGAACGGCAGGTCGTCGGCATCATCGTTGATGGGGTCATACTCAGCAGAAGGGGCTGCTTCCGGAGCGCTGGTGCTGTGCGGCGCGTAGTCTGCAAGCGTTTCATCGGGATACATCTGCGCACCCTGCAGATCTGCCGGGTTTGCTGCCGGTTCTGCAGGTTCCGGCGGAGGACCGGGGTGTGCCATCAGGTCGATCATCTGTTGCAACCAACGGAATGTCACAAGCCCACCGGGCTGAACATCATCCGCGTCCACATCGTAGTAGGTCTTGCCGTTGT